TGTTAGTTTCCGCAGAACTCATAGTTCCACAATTTAAACATTCTATATCTTCAATACCTTCAATCTCTGGTAATATACCATTTTCATTATTAGATTTTATTATAGCTTCAAAATCTTCAAAGAACCCTATATTATTAAGATTAACTATTACATCTTGTGAGTAAGGCATCCTACTACGGAATGAAAATACATCTCTATGTATTTCTACACCACTTATCCATTTTTCCACGGTTGTTTGTGTTGGTATTTTATCAAGTGAATAATTATTTATATCATTACTTAACATATTAGTATTAATTTGATAATTTTCGTCCGTCATAAGAGTATCTATTATATTAAACAAGTAATCACGCAACTTAGTGATTCTTTTCATAGAATAATCCATTATTTGTCACCTCCATGAGTTCTAACAAATTGCCCTACTTCTTTAACTACCTCTTGCATGTGTGCGGATTTCATTCTTTTATCCCATTTTGGCCCTGTTCCAGGTGTAGTCCATTTTTTTATAACATGGCTTCCATCTTTCCTTTTTCCAAAATATTGATAACTTGCATAAGGACTTTGATATGTTATGCTATCCACTTTAATATCAACATTTGTCCTTAAACTTACTTTTGAATTTTTACCACTCATTGGCACATATTGATCCATTTTTTTATAACAAGTTTCAGTAAAGAAAGCATGAGCGGGTCCACCCTCTTGTATATTCAACCTTCGTTTTATTTTATCTAATGAGTTTATTCTTATACCCATTATCTTCCCCCAATATGGATGTGTGGATTAGTTCCAAATTTATTGTCATTAATACTTGTTATGTTATAAATTTCATAATTTTTCAAATCTTGTTGTGTAGAAATATCTAAAGTACAATTACCTTTTACAATAATATCCCCAATGTTAAAATTTTTAATATCTAAGTTATTATTTAATTGATAAAATAATCTAACCTCAACATCATTGGCATTATCATATCCTTTATTTATTCCAGCACCTTTACCACCAAAAAACCACGCTTTTGAATAATTAAACCTTATCCATGTTTCAGTCCTTGTTGTAATATCTAATCCTTTATGATAAATTGTTACTGCATTATTTACTAACATTATTGAACCCCTAAAAATAATATATGCTCATCATTAACTATAACACCTGAAAGATAGGTCATTATTATGTCATCTATTTCATTATTTTTGGTTTTTAGAACCTCTTGTATTTGGCTACCGGTTACGTAGCTTACACTATAACCATCTATATTTTCACTGGCTATATTTCTACTAACCGAATCTAAACCTTGATCGTAGCTTGTCATAACATTCATTAATTTAAAAACACATAATTTTACTTCTTTTGGAATTTTATCAACATTCTTTAATCTATTTTGAGTTCTTTCATCAATTCTTCTTCTACATTCAAATTCTAATAGTTGAAAAGGCGTTAGGTCAATAGTACCACCTAGTGCCTTATATTCTTCATAAGTTAGGTATTGTCCACTAAATTCCATAAACGCCTCCTTCTAAATTATATTCCTTCAGTTTCACTTGAAGTTGTTGAAGCTGGTTTTAAACTTGCAAATGGGAATCTTGCATTTGTTTCATTTAAAGCATTAACAGGGTTAGGAATTTCCCATCCTAATCTCATAACTACACGTAATGCAACCATGTCATCTTGTGCTAAGTTATAAAGAATAGAACCATCACTAGGATCTTGAATAACTGCTTCAGTCAATACTTTATAAGTTATATCTTGTCTTATAGAATATACTGCTTGTGAGAAATCACCAGCTACTAAAGTAGATACACTTTTATCCCAAACACCATTATCCATAAATTCTCTCTTAACTGAACCTATTTCAGTAGTATTTAAAGGTTGTCCAGTTGTATCAGTCATCATACGGAATTTTCCTTTTAGTCCAACTCCACCTAAGATGCCGTTAACTTCGTAACCGCTTTCCTCAACTTTAGTCATAACATCATTAATATCACTATATAATCTACCAGTTTCATTAACCTCAGCACCAGCACTTACTACTGATGGAACAAGACCGGCTCTCCAATCAGTTGGTTTATCTACACCAAAGAACATAGCGTTATCTATTTTCTTTGCAAAAGCTTCTTCAACTCTTGGTCTTACTGTTGCCCAAATATCAATTGAGCTATCATTTAATAAGTTTTCTTTTATTGGAACAATTACTGCTAATTCAGCTATATTAATAAATTTCTTATCCCAAGCTAATTTTGTAATATTTTTTCTTCCGTTGTTAGTTGTTTCATCAACGAAATATGCAACAGGTAGTGAATCTAAAACTCTTAATTTAGTTTTATCACTTGTTGCGTTTGGTAATCTTCTAAACATTGATAATGCTTTTGATTTTCTAATAGTTCCTTCAAATATCTCATTGGCAACTTGAGTTTCTATTAGAGCATCTACATCATTTCTAGTTATTGCCATTTTTCATCTCTCCTTCTTAATTATTATGTACCGCATTTCTAAGCACATCATTCATAATATCATTTGTGCTAGTTGGTTGTGTTCCTCCACTTGCTAAAGTAGGTGAACTTTGCACTTTCTTAACTACTGTGTCTCCAAAATATTGTGGATTTTCTTTTTTGTAGCTTTCTAGTGCTGTGGCAAAATCAGTTTCATCATTAACATTTGCCATAATTTCACTTGTAACAAACTTGCTAAATTCCTTTTTTACATTGCTATCACTCATTTGTATTTGAGCTTTTAAATCTTTGTTTTCGTTTGTTACTGTTTCAAGATTTTTTAATGATTCAGCATTAGTTTCAATCTTACCATTCAACTCTTTTATTTGATCCGCATAATTAGAATTTTGGCCTTTTAATTCTTCAACTTGTTCTTTTAGTTTCGTATAGCCTTTTCCAACCTCGGCCATTATTGTGTCAACGGTCTCTTCATCTAATTCTAAACCTCTTAAAAATTCTCTCATAATATCTTCCTCCTACATTTCTTTTACGAGTCATGAACTCGTGAGATTCTAATATTTTTTTGGTTTAACGCACCATTACGCTAAAGCTGTTTCCAACTCTAATAAAACTATATCAAAAAAAAAGTAAGTTGTCAAAACTTACTTATTTTATATTTCTCATATCTTTAAAATCTTCAAATGATATTTTACTTGCAGGATGCTCTTTTAAATATTTTTGGTATGCTTTTCTTCGCAATGTGTTTGTTATTTGATTGTTATTTTCTTTTCTTTCATTCAAATTATCATCAACTTTACCTTCTCTTATTTCATATTTTGGTGTTTTTTCCCAATTATAAGATTTTTGTAAAGATTTATCAGTTTCATACATTTCTTTTAGTTGCCTTTCAGCCATTTCTTTTGTTGGTGAACTTACCATTATTTGTCCATTGTCTTTGTTGTATATATTATATCTTGGCAAATCTCTTTTTTCCATTTCTTCATTTATTTTTTTCATTCCATTTTCATATCTTAATGTATCGGTTTTTTTAAATATTTCATCTTTTTTGCCATTATATGTTCTTCTATCTCCAACTTGTCTATTTGAAGCTTCTTTGTATAATTCACTTTGTTTATTTAATGCTTCTCTTAACTCGTTATCGGTCAAATTAGATAAATTAGCGTGTGTAAAATCACCACTATAATCTATTTTACCATCATATACTGGAACATTATCATCATTAGCATATCCAAATCCCCAACGTTTTGTTCCCTCATATTTATTTTGTTCTTTAATTTCATCAGCAAATGTTTTAACGCCACTTTCTTTTATTAAATCTGCTGTTTTTTGCCCTGGTGATTTGTTGCCTTCTATTGATTTTTGCTCTTTTTTGTATCTTTCTTCCACTCTTTTTGCACTTTCATTTTGTTCTTTTGCCATTTTTTCATTATATTGTTTTAATTTATCACCAAATCTATTTGGATTATCATCATATAATTCTTCGCCTGCAAAATGTTCTTTTTGGCCTTCTTTTGTTAGATATTCTGGTTTTTCAACACCTAATTCTTCTAATCTTTTTAATACTTCTTTTCTTGCTTCATTTGGGTCTTGTCCATATAATTTTGCTGTTTCATCAAAATAATCTTTTTCGGTTATTTCACCTTTATCTCTTTTATCTACTAATTTTGCTTGTTCCATGAAAGTATTATTTTTCTTCTTTGCACTTTTAAATTTACCGCTTTTTTTCATCGCATCCGATAGGCTTTGCCCCTCTCTTATAAAAACTCTTCTACCACCAATAGTTCTCCATACACCATTCTCAAAATCATTACTTGCCATAATTATTCCCCTTTCTTCTTTTTGCTATTTTTCTTTTTTCTAGGTTTTGCTTCTTTTATTATTTCTTCCTCAAATTTTTCAAAAACATCTTTTTTAGGTTCTTCTATAATTTCTTCAACAAATGATCTATTTTTTGCGTTGCCACCATTTATATAATCAAATAATTCATCATCACATTCTATTATATCCCCTATATATAAATAGCCTTTTTCATTATGATAAAATTCAGCTCTTTGTATACTATGCAATTTATCAAAGTCTTTTAATGTAAAATTTTCAATTACTTTTCCTTTTTTCATATTCTTTCTCTCCTTTGAATTATTATATCATAAAAGTAAAATAACTCAAAATCAATCGATTATTTTCTTTATTTCTTCACTTAATTTATCATATACTTTTTTTTCATTTTCTTTTGTTGATTTTCCATTTAATAA